CTCATTATGTTGTCCTATAAGTAAAAAATTGTGATTCATCTTCTTGGCCATACTTTTCTTGTACAAACTTTTTCCATTCTGGCACTCTGTCATATTGATGTACAATACAGAAAGTATCTTTTAAATATGTTTTAACTAATCCATCTTCAAATGTTGGCACCTGTTCTGTGAGAAAATGTATAAATTGGCCAATTTTGGATGGATCAACAGTTGTTCCTGCTTGACAGGCCCATGCACTAGCTTGTTCAGCAAAATAAGTAATTGATTTATAAGGTTGGGTTTGGATTAAAACATTGTACACAGCTTGGTCACAAATAGCAATAGGTCGATGTAACGCATTAGTAAAAATATTGAATACCAAGTCTTTCACATATTCTGATTTACCACCTATTGTTCCAACATTGTATATTTTATTATTCTTGTTTAGTTCATGCACATAAGGACCATAAGCTTGCATAAGATTATCATTGCCCCAAGGTTCATCTTTATATAACATACCTTCTGAACCTGCAACCAATTTAGTTGATGTTCGATTTAAAACTGTTAACCATTCGAATGGATTTTTTTGAAAATAAACATCTTTAACATCGGTGGTTACAACATGTTCATATTCTTTCCAATGTTCTCGCAAATATTCATATATGGACAGGAAACGAAGAACATGAATTGGAATATTTGGTACATGTGGCATATCAACCAACTTGAATCCATTTTCAACAAGCCATTCTCTAGTTTCTGTTGTTGCATTACCAACACACATCACTTTGTCGGCATCAGGCATCGTTTCTTTAATAGAAAGAACCCAAGGTTTTAACTGGTTAATTCCGTAGTTTGTGCAACCGCCTATAATCAAATTTTTCATAATACTCCTATCATTTTTTCCAAGGAAAAACACCTTTGTATTTTTCATTCATTATCTTATTACCATTTTTAAAGAAATCAGCATTCACAGAACCAGCATTTCCATCTACACGATAATTGACTGTATATTCACCAGTGCAATCAAAGTTTTTAAAGTGTGTTGCCAATGTTTGAAACCACACTCTATCTTGTCCCCAACCTCCATGCCAAACAGAAGCTAATCTTATCGCAGTTTTAGTAGGAATGCAATAGTTATTAGTATCTATATGATTAATTCCATGATAAGTCTGCCACTTTCCTAAAGATTCACAATTGTCTTCACATATGTAGTTGCCATTTTTATCTGTAATTAATCTCAGGGAATAAGACCAGTCAAGTTTGCCTTTTTCAATCTTTTCTATACATGACTGGACATGATTCGGTTCAAACCAACAATCCTGGTCAAGATACAGTACATAATCTGTATTGATTAGATGAGTGAAGGCGGCGTAGACTCTATGGCCGTAAAATCCATTGGCACCGACATTGATTGGAAGATATGCAACTTTTAAATTCTTGTTGCCGGCAAATTCATCCAAAATAACCTTTGCGGGACCATTATATTGTTCACCATCACCAACAACATAACATTGTGTTTCATATGTTTGATTTAAAACACTTGCAACCGCTTTTCGGAATTCAGGTGCACCTGTTGTTGGTATAATCACTGTTGCTGTCATAATATACTTTAATTTTAAGATACTTTAATAAAGGGCGCACTATTACTGGTGTTAGACAAAGCATAACCCAATGCAGATTGTACAAAGGCATCTCTATTTTTTTCCGATGTTGATAATAAAATATCAATTAATTCGACACCTAAAAATTTAGAGTAGATTTTATCTGATGATGTTTCAGGTGATTTTGCAGTAACAACAAAAGCTTCCTTTGTCATTCCTGCATCCGCATATTTTGAAAATGTATCATATAATTCTTCAATTAACTTTCCATCTTTACTTCTCGCTCTAGAAACGACCATTTGTTGATTTGTCATTTCTCTAAGACCCAAATCTTTGAGTATCATATTTAATGGACCATATGCAATTTTACCATATTTTGCAACAGCACCAATTAACTCACCCTGCCAACCAGATAGGTCAGCAAAAGAACGTAATTGCATGTCAACTTCATCTTCACCTTTGCCGTAAATATAAACGTCTTTAGAAGAAAATATATTAGAGTCTTTCTTCTCAGCTTTGAGTCTATAACCATTCCATTTCATTGGTTTTCTTTTTTCACCCACATTATAATTTGTTTGATGAATACTGTTCATTGTTTTCTTCAATGAAACACCAATCAAATCTCGGTCTTTTAATGCATTCAATAAATCACGATTCAAACAATCTAATGTTTGGCAACCTTCAATATCAAGTTTATAACCTTTTCTAGAAACCCAAATATCAGCTGGTGACCATTTGTTAATGTTAGAAAAAGGAACTTCCATTTTTTTGTTTAATTCTGAAAATTTCTTGTTGATAGCATCGACCAAAGGAGACCCACGGTGAAATATGTACTCACCTTGTTTAAATAATCCATCAACCAAAAATTCTGCTGTTCTTTCATAATGTTTTAACCACTGGTCATCGGTTTGTGAAATCATTTTCTTGTCGGATTCATCAACATCATAGATTGATTTAACATCATTATAGTGTTTCACAACGGTATTAATGTCCGCTTTTCCATATTTTTGATATACTGCACACCATAGGCAAACAGAAGATTCATTCATCTTTGTGTCTTCTGCGCCGGCACCAGAACCTTTTCCTCCACCAAACTCACCACTCTTAGCGAGTTGTTTCATCTTGTATTGTTTATTTTTGTAGTCTTTTAAGATAATACCATCATATGCTTTTTTATCACCGGGGATTAACGCTGCAACCTTATCATAAACACCTTTTTCATATTTAAATACAACATTGGTTCCATCAATCATTTGAAAAGCGGATTCGTCTTTGTACTTTTTCAAAAAAACCATTTTTCTATCTGGTCTTGATGATGTTGGTTGTTTAAAGAACTCGGTTGATGATAATTCTGCCATATTTTACCTTATGATTTGTATCTCCTTACCTGAAGTCCAAACTTCAAGTTCTGTTCGCAAACGACCTTCAGTCTTTAATGTTTCATAGCGATTGGTTGCCTTTTGCTTCCACCATTGTATCACATTTTCCAATTCAAACTTATGATAATTTTCTTTATCTTTGATGAGTGTGTCAGTTTTACAACAGATATAATCTATATAGTTGCTATATCCATAGTTACTTATGTAATATCTTTTCTGTTCGGTCAACTTCTTAGCATTCGCAATTGTTGTATTGAATGCTTCACCTTCTGAAGTTCCCTTCAGAGCAGCCTTAGTTAAAGCAATAATTTTCATTGAGATTTTTAGTTTTTTACTAGAAGCATCATCTTCAACTAAATCACCAACCCTATTCTGAACAAAATCTCTCAAATCGGAATATGGCTTGCCGTGCATCATAGGTAAGAAATCTGAATCTGTCAATCCTTTATAACGAATAAAAGGTTTCATACCATCATATTGTGATACTTGTTTGGAAGAACCATATAAACTTGTTGTTTCAAAGAGACACAAATTCATTCCATATTTCTTGTTTACAATTTCACGGACTGTATGTGAAGTACAAATTGCAGCCAAAAGTTTACCACCAAGATAATTGAAACCAAACGGTTGACTTGGAACAATTACGAATCCCATCATGGCAGAATCATTGAATCTTTTACCCCATTTAGGATCTTGTGTAAACACTTGTCCTAGCATTTCATTTCTAGGTTTGCAGTTGATTACTGGTGATGCCAAACGAATGAATCCTAGATACTTTCCTGTTTTGTTTTCTCTTACAGCCAAGTGAACACTACGACCAACTGGCCGAATATTTATATGTGATGAGGTAATTGCAAGTAATGTTTCCCAAGTTTCTGTTGAGATTTCACATACTTCAATTTCCATATCATTTGGATGAATGGAGAAATCGGAGAACAATTCATCTTCAGGAGGAAATAAGAAAGAACCTAGTTCAGCCAAAGAATTAAGTTTTTGGTCTCGCATGTATTCATCAATGCGTTCAAAGTTACCAAAGTAATCTTGAAATGCTTTAGCACAATGAATTGCTTCATCTTTAGACAACATCATATTTTAAATCCATCAAATGATTTCTTTTTCAATTCACGTTCACCAAAAGTGTTGATTGGTTTATCTTGACCTGCATCAGCCAGACCATCTTGACCAGATTGTTCTACATCATACAACCGCATCTTGCTTCTGTCAACACCAAGAGTGAATCTCTTGTAATATGTAGGATCGTTGTATCGGTTCTTTAATTGCTTGACCATAATCTGACCAAGTTCTTCTAGTTCTTCAGAAGAAATCAAGGCAAACATCAAGTCAGCTGTTGCAGGTAGACCAAAAGATTCACTTGTGTCCTCAAGACCAGGATCAGATGATGTAAAACCACTGCGAGTTGTTTGAGTTGCACTTACAATGGGAACATTATATTCCACAGCAAGTCCTCTAAGTTCTTCCGCAATCGATTTAACATAGGTATAGGAATTAATATTAGAACCAGGTTTAATGCGAGAAGAACAACAGATATTAAGATAATCGATAAAGATAATATCTGGAGTAAAAGACTTTTTAAGATTAAGTTCGTTTAGCAATGTCCTGAAATGAGTTGCAGATGCTGATGCAGTTGGATACTCTTTGATGATTAATTTACCGGTTGTTTTAGATTTAACTTTTGCAACTTTCTTATCATACATTTCTTTAGATAAATCTGTCAAATCATCTAGTGACACATTCAAAAGATTGGCATCAATACGTTCTGCTATCTTTTCTTCGGCCATCTCCAACGTGATATACAATACGTTACGGCCTTGTGACATAGCACCAGCGGCAACATGACACATAAACAAAGACTTACCGACACCAGTACCAGCCAAAGCAATATTAAGGGTTTTTGCTGGGAGGCCACCTTTTGTGATTTTGTTGAAGTAGTCGAGGTCGAATGGAATTCGTTCTTCCTTTCGGTGATAGAATTCATATCGTTCATCGGAATTCTCAAGATAATCGTGTCCAACAGATGTATCAAAAGTTACTCCCAAGGCGTCCGATAATATTTTGGGAATCTGACCCTTATCGTGCGTCTTGTCCTTTCCATCGAGTATAGAAATAGACCCCAATACTGCGTTGTATATTGCTTTTTCCTGGCAGAATTTTTCTGTTTTGTCAACAAGCCATTGAATTTGCGATTGCTCTGACTTAGTTTTCTCAATTTCTTGGAGATATTCTTCGCACTTCTCCACTTCTGCATCTGTGATATTGCGTAGGTCTTTGATGGCCAGACCAAGTGCTTCAATCGACGGTGATACATTGTAACTGCTTGTGAACGATGTAATTTCATTGTAAATTGCTTTCTCTGTTCTGTCTGAAAAATATTCTTCTTTTAAAAACGGAAGGACTTTTCTAAGATAGTCTTCCGAGTAAATCAGGTGTTTCAGTATCGTTGTCTCTAGTTTCATCAATTATTTCCTCATCTATATTGGCAGACATAAGTTCCACCAACAAATCGCCTGCATATTGTTTGAAAGCCGAGTCTTTCTCCAAGAGTTTCGGCTTCATCGCAGGACATTCTAACACATAATAAGCAAAAAGTAAATGGGGCCCATCGGCATACTCCTTAAAAGATACCTTACCATATTTGAATAGGGTATCCTTATAGTCACCAGTTAGAATTTTGATATGTGCCGTTTCTTTATCATCCTTAGGATAAATGAAACAGTAGTCTATTCCTTCTATCATTCCGATTCTTGCATAATGTCGCCTGAGGTAACACTATACTTCTCCTCAACAAATTTAACGAATGTTGGATCTTCCAAGATAGAAGTCCAGAAATCTTTGGTATCTGTATCTTTGATTCGATATTTTTTATCTTCAATCTCACCAGTTTCAACATTAACTTTAGCGTACCAACCATTAGTAGGTTTTACAACATGTTTTGATTCAAGGGCAATGTCAAGTAAGCCAGACCACTTGCTGATGCCGCCATCAAAAGATACAGAAACAGGTATTTTAGATTTTTCTTTAACATAACGTGATTTTTCTACATTGATAATAAAATTGTAACCGACAATCTCGGTGCCCTCTTTTTCTTGTTGGCGACCAAGAATGAAAATATTATCCGCAGAATAATAAGAACCTGTACCACCACCTACAATGTCCTTAGGAAACAAACCAATTTCTTTGTATGTGTGATTCACTACAATCATTGGAATATCTTTAATATTCAGATGTGGTGTGACCATACGAAATAGTGATTTAACTTGTTTAGCGCGACTCATATCTGCAACAGATTTTTCCGCTAAAGCATCTTCAACTTCTTTTTTGGAAGCCAAGTTACCAATCGAATCAATAACAATGATGAGATGTTCACCACGTTCCAATTCAGTCAGTTGTTTCATAATATCAAACTTTAACTGCTCAATATCCGTAAGAGGAGTATGGAGCACCCTGTTTGTGTCAATACCAAAAGAATCAAAATAAGACTGCGGAGTACCAAACTCCGAATCGTAGAATAGTAAAGCTGCGTCTTCATATTTGTCCATATAAGATTTTGCCATCAATAAACTGAATGCTGTCTTAAAGTGTTTTGATGGACCTGCCCACATTGTAAGACCGGGAGTTAAACCTCCACCAAGTTTTCCCGATAGTGCAACATTGATAATTGGCACTGCGGTTGGAATCATATCTTTGTTTAGAAAGAATTTTGATTTTGATAGAATTGCAGAATCTTTAATGCTGCTGTTCTTTTTGATTTTATCTAATATACTCATATTGTTCCTTAATTAAAAAAGTCATCTAGTGTCGTTTGTTTCTCTGTCGACCAACCCATGCAATCCAAGATAATCTTAATTGGTTCCAAGAATGTCTTTTCGAATTGTGTATTGTAATCGATATATTTTGAAATGTCAAATTCTTTTGGCAATCTTGTTGGATAGGAGATAACCGTATCTTTGAAAGGATTTGGCATAATCAAATATGAAAACTTAATCTTTTCACCTTCTTGAATCAGAGGATACTTCTTAGTCAACTTCATTTCTCTGAGATAATGATTGTAAAGAATTGCACCCTTAACATGAATCGGTGTGCCAGATTTGTATAAACTATTACTATCGGAGTATTTACTTAGGCCATTTAATCCGCGAGGGAATGAAATGTCTTCAGGTGGTAATCCAGTAAAGTGCTTTCTAAAATCTGCAATAAACTTATGCATGTCCAATTCTGTACCTGAAATCATAATCTGAATAGATTCTTTCATCTTTGACCGAACGGCCGCAGGCGTGGAAGACTTAATCATTTCAAGACCCATAACTTTCAAGTCAGGATCATTGTAACGAACACCTTCATTATCATACACATTCATAATGTAACGCTTCTTGGCAGTCCAGATACCT